AAGATCGTGGACACGCCTCGCGCGCAAGCCATCGTGCGCGAATGGGACGAATTGGGCGATGCCATCGCGCGGGCGGAAGAGCGAAAAAATGAGTTGCTTGAAGAGATGACGCGGCTTGCTGACGTTGCTGGCAACCGCATGCACCACAAGCTCCCGGTCGCCCGTGCTGACGACGCGCTTGCGCTCGCCCTCTTCGCCCTTGGCATAGCTGACCAGCCGCAGGAAGCCGACCACATCCACATCGTCCACATAGGGCGGCATGGACTTCGGCGGCAGGCGCAGGCTGTACCGCATGTAGTCGTCGCCATCCGGCGGGCGGATGGTTTCCATGTCCGCGTGGGCCACGAAAACCACATGCATTCCGCGCTTGTCGTTCAGCAGCCCGGCTGCCTTGCGCACGCGGTTGTGCATCGCCGCCACCGCAGCGATCCCGGCGCCATAGCCGCCGAGCGCCTGGTTGATGCTCCGCGCCTTGGGGTCTTGCGCCAGCACATCCGCGACAAACAGTCGCTCAAGAGCGGTCACGCTGTCGAGAACGCAGGTCTTGTAGTCGTGCGGTTCGTGGATCAGCGCGGTAAGCTGTTTCCACAGGTCATCGGCAGAGCCGATCACCGGGAACGCGTCCGGGCGACGGTCGGACGGAATGGATTGCAGGCCATCCTCGGCGCGGATCACGATGGGGCTTGGGAATGTGCAGGCCAGCGTTGTCTTGCCAAGGCCGCTGTCGCCGCAGATCGTGACCATAAGAGGCCGATCCTGCGGCTTGGAAATTGTCTCCATCAGGGACATGCAGTTGCTCCTTTGGGGCCTTGCCCCGCGCGCCGCCGTGAGCGCTCTCAACCGGCGACTTGACTTTAGAACGGCGCTGGCGCTAGCGTCAAGGTGCAAATTGCACATTACAAGGTGCAGAAAGGGCAGTATGAGGACGCTGGACGAACTAAAGCGCCTGTTGACGGACAGGCGGATCACGCAGATTTCCGAGGCGACAGGGCTGCATCGCAACACTCTCGCGCGCATCCGCGATGGGCGCCAACCCAATCCGACCTACCACGTCATGGCGCGGCTTGACGCCTATTTTGACATGGTCGCCCATGAGTGACGACCCGTTCACGGCGCTGGCCGAGGCTATCGGCGTGGCGCAGGCGTCGGACGCGCCGATGGCCTCGGCGTTGCTGACGGCGGTTCTTGAGGCCGAAGCGCGCGGAACTCCTTTGCCGGTCTTCGAGGGCGCGGGGGAAGAATACGCGGCTTGGGCGGGGTTTGCGTCGCCGCCTGAGCGGGAAGCGATGTTCGCCGCATGCGCGCGGGAACTGGCGGGCCAGCCGGCCCATGCGGTGCAGATAAAGCGGCTCATCGCGGCTTGTTACCGGCGCCTTGGCGCAGAGGATCGGGCGGCTTTCATGGCATGGGCGAGCAAGCAATGACCGAAAACACCTATTCAGAATTTGGCTTTGCTTATGACGACTTCCTGCCGCCACATGAGCCTGAGGCGCCCGCGGATGCCGATACCGGCCCGGCCTTGCCGTTCGCATTGAGCGGCGTCGATCTGCTATCGCCGCCTGGGTTTGTCGGGCAGGTGACGGATTGGATAGATGCGCAATGCCGCTACCCTAGGCGCAGGCTTGCCGTCGCCGCGGCGCTTGTGTCTCTCGGCAATATCGGCGGGTTGCGTCACGTCGATCTGGACTATGAAATCACAGCCAATCTGATGACCTTCTGTGTTGCCGCATCGGCCACCGGGAAGGAGCGCATCTTAGAGGCCACGCAGCAACTGATGGGCGCGGCCGGCATGTCGCGGGTAATGCACGGCGGGATCAAGTCGGAACAGGAAATCACGCGCAACCTTATCGAGCATCAGGCCGCCTGCTATGTCGTGGACGAAATCGGCATCTTTCTGACAAAGGTCAGGAACGCCCAGAAGCGTGGCGGGGCGACATACCTTGAGGGTGTTTTCGGCGCGCTGATGTCGATCTACAGCAAGGCCGCCGGACGCTACCTGCTATCCGGGGACGTGCGGCGCGACCTTCGCAAGGTCTATTCACAGATGATGTCGGCCTGCCAGAAGGAAGGCGACGAGGATGGCGCCACTGCTGCAAAGCGGATGCTTGACATGGTGGACCAAGGTTTGCACCGGCCATTCCTGAGCGTGATCGGCTTCACCACGCCTGGCACGTTTGACGAAACCATCGACGGCGCGAGCGCGGAGCAGGGCTTCATCGGGCGGGCTCTGATCATTCACGAGCACGACATCAACCCGGCGCCAAGGGCCAAATTCAGCCGCGTTCCGATGCCGGATCAGATGCAGCTTCGGCTGGCCGCTCTGGCACAGGGTGGCGTCATGGACGCTATGAAGCGCCAATCCGCGCGGGTGGAGTGGACCGGCGACATGGAGCCTATCGGCACCGAGCCGGATGCCCATGTCATGATCCGCGACGCGATGGATTGGTCGATAGCCTATGCGGCGTTCATGGACGAAAACACTGGCGGCGCCAGCGTGGCGATGGTTCGCCGGATGATTGAGCAGATGTTGAAGGTCAGCCTGATCCTGGCCATTCCGCATGGCGTTCGGACGGCCGATCATGTGCGGTGGGCCTTCGCCTATTGCCGGGCTGAACTGGACGCCAAGGTCCGCGATGTCTTCGCCAATGACAACGCCACGGCCCGCCCCGACGAGGCGCTTGCAGCGAGAATCTTGCGCTACATCGGCGAGGACGGGCTGTCGGTCAAGACGCTTTCAAACCGCATGAAGACAAAACCGGACAAGCTGGAGGCCATTTTGAAGCGCCTTGAGGCGTCCGGTGACGCGGCTCAGTCACCGGGCAAGCGCAAGGTCAAGGGCAAGCCCATCGCGGTTTGGCGCGCAACTTCAAGTTGATCGCCTTTATGTTACGTTGATATCAAAATTTACAACCTGTAGTTAGGCCGCTTCAAAAAGGCGGCCTTTTTTCTACTTAAAAGACCATAAAAAGAACGCCTTTTCTTGCTTATTCTCCTTTCAACATCAACGGCTTAGGCGTCTAAAGAAGAAGTTGTTAAGTAGAGCCTTTAGAGACACATAAAATACAGCCAGAGACACCCTCTGAAAGTCAGCCAGCCATACAACCTGAAGGTGCAATTAGGGGTAAAAAAGAGGGTCATAGGTTGGTTTTTTAAACTTCAAAAACATACTATACTTCTACTTATATTTATCTATTTAAGACTATTAAGCCGTTGAAATCGTTTGGTGGAGTTGTGGAGAGGTGTCGCTCTATGTTTGGCAGTTTCGTTCTACCTTGGTTTTGCGTCGATGGCTTGCCGACGATTGGCCCATGGTATGCCTATCGGGCCGGTCCTGTGGCAAAGTTGGCGGCGTGCGAAAAGCCCGCTTGCGCGGGAAAGTCGCTTGGGGCATGGTAGCGGGGAAGGATGATTGCGGGGGTTCATGGCATGGTGATCGATCAAACAAAACTGGTGCTGGCGTTCTGGCATCGGACGCGCAAGGCGTTCGTCCCGCTCACGCCGGAAGAAATCGGCCGAAAGTGCGGCGGCGCCCATCCGCGCGCGATGGGCAGCACGCTTGCGGCCTTGCGTGGCAGCGGCATGGCCGAGGCGCGCAGCTACAACAACCGGGGCGGCGTGACAACGTGGAACCTGACACCGCGGGGCGAGCGCATGGCGCGAAACATGATGGGGCAGAACTGATGGGCCACCTGCGCAAATACAACACCACAGCCTACATACCGCGCGTCTTGGCTGTGCTGGCCGAAAGCAAAAGCCCGATGACACGCAAGCAAATCGCCGCCGTCATCGGCGCCACGCCGGAAAGCATCGCCACGGCAATGCTGGACCTGACCAAGTCAGGCAGCATCGTCAAGTTGCCGCACACCAATTCGGTCGCGGCAACTTATCGACTGCCGATTACCCTGCGGAACAACGGCGAAGCAGCGCCGTCGGTTTGCAAGCGGGTGTGGCACACACCGCGGGCGTTCGCTTACAGCGAAACATCGCCCGTCAGCCTGCCGTTGGAACCGTGGGCCGACAGAACCACCGCAGAGGCGCTGGAAGGCGGCAAGGACGCCAGCAAGCCGCGAGGGGTATCCGCGTGAGGAAAACACTCGCAACCGCCGTGTGCGGCCTTCTCAGCGCGCCTGCGATGGCATGCAATCTGGACGGCTCCTACGCCGACGCACAGCGCACGCTGCACGGGGCCGAGCTCTACCTGCAAAACAACCTCGCCCGGTCGGTGCTGGACGAGGTGCAATGCGTGTTCGCCATGCCGCCCCACGGCGCCATCACGGTCATCTGGACGCACGCGCCGGGCGATGCGCCGGATACCGCCGTCATCATCCCGCCGCCGGGGTTTGTGGCCGTGCCGCCCGAGGCGACGATCCCCGAGGGCGGGGCTGTGCGGGTGCTGATTGTGCCGGAGGTGATGGGATGATTTTGCGCGAAGAACAGATCGGCGGGCAGCGCCTGATCCTTGGCGATTGCCTGAAAATCATACCGACGCTGGGGCGTTTTGGGGCAATGCTAACAGATCCGCCTTATGGAATTGGGGATATAATGGTGGGTTCCGGGCACTTCGCCGGCCTGTGCAAGCGCATGGGGGGCGAAGATGGATGGGACAAAGAACCTCCGCCAGCATGGGTGTTTGAAGTTGATTATCCAACCATTGCGTGGGGCGGAAACTATCTTGGATTGAAGCCTTCGCGCGGTTGGCTTGCTTGGGTGAAGAACAACGCGGCGCCGACATTCGCGTCAATAGAGCTTGCTTGGTCCAACATGGACTTCAATGCAAAGCACTGGATTGGTCCAGTGGGCGCGCCGCAAAGTGAAAAGGCGGGCCACCCCACCCAAAAGCCCGTCGCACTCATGGAATGGTGCCTCGGCTTCCTGCCAGACGCCGTGACCATCCTTGACCCGTTCATGGGCAGTGGCACGACGCTTGTCGCCTGCCAGCGCCTTGGCCGCATGGGCACGGGCATTGAGATCGACCCGGAATATTTCGCCATCGCTTGCAAGCGCGTGGACGAAGCAACGCGGCAACCGGACATGTTTATTGCGGAGC